CATTAGCGACTTCAGCAAACCGATCGCGCAGCCGAAGCGGGCGAGGACGTTCACTATTGAAAAGCGATGCTCTAAGTGCGGCGAGGTCAAGCCACGCGATGAGTTCTACACCCGTGTCGATCACTCACCTGGCGCGCTGATGAGCCGCTGCAAGGCGTGCGTTAACGCGTCACAAGCTAAGCGCCGCGAGTCGGCCAAGAAAGCCGAAGCTAACCTGAAAGCCCGCGTCGCTGAGCGTAATAGCAAACCGGCTGCAACCTTTGACTGGCCAGACGATGAAACTTAGACCGTACCAAGACGACGCTGCTGACTTCCTGTACGAGCGCGATCGGGCGATGATCTTGGCGCCCGTCGGTGCCGGCAAGACGGCCATTACGCTAACCGCCATGCAGGCGATGGTCAAGGACGGCCACGCACGCCGGTTTTTGGTGCTCGCGCCCAAACGCGTGTGCACCGACGTGTGGCCGGTCGAGGTGCCTAAGTGGGCGCCGGAACTTACAATCAATATCGCTGTAGGTACACCCAAACACCGCGCGTTTGCGATGCTGCCGTCTAACCCAATAGTAATCACCAATTACGACAATATCGGCTGGCTGGCTGAGCAAGACTTGTCATCGTTTGACGCGATCGTGTTCGATGAGCTGACTAAACTGAAGAACCCGTCAGGCGCACGGTTCAAGGCGCTGCATAAAGTGATCGACCAGTTCAAGATCCGTTGGGGTCTGACCGGCTCATTCACCAGTAACGGTCTTGAGGACGTGTTCGGACAGTGCAAGATCATCGATGAGAAGCTGCTTGGCCGTGCCAAGGGCGCATTCATGCAGCAATACTTCGTGTGCATGAACCGCGACTTCGGCGAGTGGATGCCGCGCCCGGGCGCCCTGCAGCTGGTCATGCAGAAGATCAAGCCTGCGACGTTCGTGCTGGAGCCTGGTGAGTACAAGGACAAGCTGCCGCCGTGCCACGTCGTCGAGATGCGCTGCCAACTGGACGACCGGCAGCCGTACGAGACGATGAAGAAGGACTTCGTGGTGCGCTTCCCGGACGCGCAGGCTGTGGCTGCCAACGCTGCGGCGGTCACGATGAAGCTGCAGCAGATGGCGTCTGGCTTCGTGTACGACAGCGAGCGCGTGGCGGCTGCAACGCCGGGTAAGTTTACGAACACGCAGAACGCGGTGTGGTTTAGCAGCCACAAGTTTGACCGGCTAGAAGAACTGATCGAGGAGAATCAACATGCCAACACCCTATTGGTTTATCAGTTTCAGGAGGAGCTGGCGGAGATTAAGCGCCGCTTTCCGCAGGTTCAAACGCTGGATGACGTGGATGCGGTGGCTCGTTGGAATAAGGGGGCTATCGAGCTTTTGGCCGTTCACCCGAAGTCAGCCGGCCACGGCCTCAACCTCCAGCACGGCGGCTGCCACATGGTATTTTTGTCGTTGCCGTGGTCACTGGAGCTGTACGAGCAAACGGTTGGTCGACTGCACCGTAGCGGTCAGACGCAAGACGTCTGGGTCTACGTCATGCTGGCGGAAAAGACAATCGACGAAAAAATCTGGGCGGCTCTACACGATAAAAGAGCCATCAGCGACATCGCAATGGAGGAGTTGAAATGAAGCAGGCTGAGAAGCTGGCCGACTATCTGCTGGACCACGCCCGCAGTGATCTGGATCTGGACGCCGCCGCGCTGCTGCGCAGGCTGGGCCGGATCGCCGACGTGGCCCACGAGATGGTGCACGCTAAGACGCACGACCACAGCCGGAATGCTTATGTAGAAATGGTTGATTTGATAAAAGGAAAGGCAGAATGAAACGCTTAGATTACTGGAAGGCCAAGCTGAAGGTAGCGCAGCTCGAAGAGAAACAGCGCAATAAAGAGTATAACCAGATCGCCAACGCTTGGATGCGCGCGGTCGACAAACTTGAAACCCTTGAGAAGAAAGTAAACGATGAAAAAGCTAAGCTGGCGCGCCCTGAATGACATGCTGTCGTCCCTGACCGAAGACGAGGTCATGGCGCTGCTCACCGAAGAACGCGCAACCACCCGCCGTGTCTCTTTTTTACAACGACTGCACCAGCGGTACTGTGCGCTGCGGGACGCGCGTGAACGGCGGGAGATCTTGCAAGATGCGATTCGTCCGTAAAGCGCCTGTTGCACCGCAACAGCCGGTGCCGCCTGCGCTCAAAAAACGCGTTTATACTGATGAGGAAGTCGCGGCGCGGAATAAGCAGAAAGTAGAACTGCGCCGCCGCAACGAAGATAGGAGGAAAGAAGATGCTGCGTGATGGTTATTTCATCAAAGAGGCTCCGCCGAAGATCGGCGCGCATTACGTTCCAAGGTTTTACGTCCGCTCTACCACGCCGGAAGAGCGGTTCGCCCAGGATGTCATCTTGGGCGGCGTCATGATGCGGCCGCCCGGCCTGCTGACTCGCGTCTTAGGCCGTCTGCTGCAGGTATAGCGCGCGCTCGTCCTTGCGGCGGTTAACCAGTCCTCTTAAGACCTTACCGCCCGCCTTGGTGTACTTCAAAAACTCTTCAGCCGCACCCTCGTAGTCGCCACGGTTATGCTTGGCGCGCAGGGTGCTGCGCTGAAGCGTTCCCAGCCCGACGTTGAAGGCGAAGCTCACCAGTGCGTCAAGGCGCCCCTGAGTAAGGCCAGTAGGACAATAACGGGATACGCCGCGTACAAAACGGTTGAGATCGGCTTTAAGAATCGCATCGACTTCCGCAGGGGTGAATGCCCGACTATCTTCTGGGCGAAGCGGGTATTTTACCCGCTCTTCCATCGGGAGCTTGCCTTGCTCCGGGTACAGCACGTGACCGACGCCGATCGTCCAAAGCGCGGCCGGGCACCGGTACGGCTTGTACCGAATGCCCTCATGGTGGGCGATCATCTTAAGTGCTGCGTCGCTGATCATTTGCCGAACGCCCGACCGCCGAAGTGGAAGCTGATGATGGCCGCAAACAGCGCCTGCGTCTCGTCATCCCACAGTTGGTCAGACAGCTCTTTAAACGTAACGCCGTCGGAGGTCAGGCCCTTATAGGCCAACACGGCGTCCAGCACGCACAGCAGCAGGAAAAAACCGTAAGTGATGATCGGGCGCACGCCAGCGCGCAGGTCTTTCATCCAGCGGCTGGTGCCCTCGTTCAAGCTCATGTCGTGGGCGTAGATTGCCTGCATCTCGGCCTGCTGCGCACCGATCAGCGCCTGGCGGTCGTCAGACGCCGTCTGGGTCTTGATCTCGTCGAGCTTGATCTCTTCAATCTTCTGCTGAGCAGCAAAGCCCGCAGCGGCTAACGCCAGCTCACGCTCGGTCTGCATCGAGGCGAGTTTCAGCTCATGCGACTTGTCGGCGCGGTCTTGAAAGAAGTCCAGCAGCTTGGGCAGGCCGCCCATCAGGAAAGACAGAAAGGTGGAAAGCAGGGTCAGCATTTAACGCTCCTTTAGCATTTGCAGTCGTAATTCTTTAATCTTGCGCGTCTCGATGATGGCCTTGTTCGTGGCGTTGTACATGTCCATGTACATCAACCCCATGACCGGCAGCACAATGATCAGCACAGTACACAGGACCACCACGGCGATGAGAAGCGCCCACGGTACGTCATCGTTAACCGCAGGCTTATCATTAGAGCTACGTACCACAGGACTATTAAAACCACCGCGCCGATCCATACCATTTTTGCCTTCAGGTCATTGATTGCACGACGACGCTGCCGCTGCGCCAATTGAATTTCCCGCATTTCCTTGACCAGCGCCGCGTCTTGCTCGGCAACCATGTCCATCCAAAGTTTCTCGAAGCGCGTCCACAGATCGCCCAGCTCCTTGGGCGCGTTGTAAACCATCTGTTCGCGCACCTCGGCGAGCATGGCGTCGAGCTGATACCGCAGCTTCAGGCGCTCGAGCACTCGGCGGCCCATCGACTTGTCACCCTTGTACACTTGCTTGGCCGATGATTCTGACTGCACATACGCCTTGGCCAGCACGTCGTACTGGTCGACAAACGTGCCAAGGTGATCCCAGATGTCGTTCAGCACATCGCGCGGATCGGCTTTGGCGATCTGCTGGACGCGCTGTACTTCT